TTGCCGCCTTCTAGTATAACCTTAGAGGCATCTTTTAATAAAACGTTAGTCTTGTCTGTAATAACCTTTTGCCCATAAATATTTACATCCTTCTTGAGGGATTCAATATTTTGGAACATCTTGTCCGCTATCTCATTATCTCTCTTTTGCGTTGCCACTAAATGAGAGAAGATATCAGCTACACCAGCTCCTGCTTTTTGGAAGCCTCTTTGTATATCAGCTGACGGGTCAAATGTATAGAATTCTGCCATTATCTTTTAAGTAATGTTGGTAAAGGTAATTTTGTCATTTTACCAAAGCTAGGATTCATAACTTTAGCTAAGTCGGTTCCAGTAGGCAATTTGTTTGCAGGATTACTAGCAACCCCCGCTTGACCTACTCCGTATATGCTCTTAAGTAAATCCATATTATCAGCCTGAGATTGCATATCCATTAATCCACTTCCAATTCCAGAGAAAATATCTCCCGCTCCAGACCATAAAGCTCCTTTAGCTTTTGCTACTGCGCCAGCCGCCGCTTGTTGTTGTTGGAATAATTGATTGTCGAGATTCATTCCACCTTGGAGCTTTTGTTGATTTAGACCAAGTATAGTATTTTCTTTTCCAGATAATGATTCGAATTCCATTCCACGCTCACGAGCGGAAGCTGCAGCAGTCTGCCCTAATTGTTGTAAATAATCCTGTTGCGCTCTTTGCTTCTCTTCGTAGCCTAACGTTTGAGAGCGAGCCATAATATCACTTACTTGAGCTCCTTCTTGAGCTTGACCTAGAGAAGCAGCAGCTAATAAATCAGCACCACTGCCTGCGCCACGTTGAGCAGCTGCAAGCATATTAGCAGTTGATTGTCTAGTTTGCTCTAATGCTCTAGCTTCGCCAGGCATCTGTCCAGCACCAGCAGTTCTACGCATCATATCTGCTGCTTGCTCTGCTTTAGTGTAACGAGACAAATCTCCTTTGTAGGTAGATAAACCCTTGGCGGAGGCTAATAAATCTCCATATCCTTTATCAAAGGTTTCGCGCTGTTGCTTTGCAAATTTCTCTGCCGCATACATTTGTCTTTCAGCTTCGTCTTTTAAACCAATGCCTCCAATGATATTTAATGCGCCACCAACAATGCCTGCTCCAATACCTATTGGATTAAGACCTTTCGTTAATGTATCAAGTATTCCTGCCATTTTATTTTAAATTATGAGTGTCCTGAAACTGGTTGTATCTCGATGTCCAAGGAATTGATTCTCATACTTTGGGTTTTATCAGATAAAGATACAACAAAATCGTTACTATAGCCAACTATGTATTCTCCTTCTATTATTCCGCCTGACGAGTTGATATCCCTTTGTACGAAAGCGTATAGCCTATTGTCTTCGGCTATAAAATTAGATTCATAAATACGAGTTGCCTGACCATTTTCATTAGAAATAGCTATATCTAACAATGTTGCTTTGATATAATTACTTGTATTCGAATAGTCCATAACGTTCATATCGTGCGATATAGCTACGTTTGTAGGCATAACTGGTATTCTTGAGTTGAGCGTCAATGTAATATTTGCAGCATAATCAACCCCAAAGTAGTTGGCGTATCCAGACTGCAGCGATTTATAAGCAATGCTATTCTTAAACAATACCATCTTGTCGCCAAAGTTCTCAGAGAAATCTGACTTGAATGAGTATTTAGCAATCCATCGTTTTAATGTATCAGAGTAGCCAACAGAATAAGCGTCACTTCCAATTCCAATAAAACACATATTATAGAATGGGTCATAAGACAATCTAGCGGAGCCAGATTTAGTTAAGAAATAAGAGCGCATAAACACGTCGCTTACTAGCTCAATTCCGTTTTCGCTATATCTTATAACCTTCTTATTGAAATCGTCCCACCACCAAATGTTTCCTTTTTGATTCATTACCGATAGCTTATCCTGCAAGCCATAGTTGTATCCAAGGTTACGTACTGTTCCTATGACATTAGATGTAATAGCTAACGTAGTAGTATTGTTGGCATTAGTCAACTCTTGCTCTCCTAGTAACACGTATGCGCTTTCCTTCTCGCATAAAGCAAGTAGCATTGTTCCTGTGCCCTGTAGTCTAGACGCGCGCTGCAATGATGTAATTCCACCATTTTCAACAGGTACGTCAGCTGAATCTAATGCAAAGAATGAGCTTAGGTTATTCACCTTTGTTCCTGCTACGTAGTTACCTCCGTGACGAATTGTACCTTTTCTGTTAGACGCAGTCGTAATCGTTGATTCTGTAATGGCTAATGATGGCTTGCCAGCAGATGTATTCCAGAACTGATTAGATGTTGCATTGGATATTGAACGAACAACGTACTTAACCTTAGTGGAAGATACTTTAGCATCAGGGTTGTAAGATGTCGTAATCTTAGGAGTTGTTCTAGTTCCTAATAATGTAAATATAACACCATTGTCAACAGCTGTCTGCTTCTTAACGTTAATATTTAATGAGCTAGGTCCAGCCATTAAAGGCACTGTAAGGCGATATGTTATATAGAACTTATCATTAGCAGCAATGTCTGTTCCATAACTCGCTAAGGTTATGGTTTGCGTATAGTTTACAGGAACCGTAGCGTTATTCTGAGTAGTTGTTACAGTTTCAGTGTATAGCTGTTGCTCTGCTATAAATACCACAGGGGTTCCGTAGGTGTTAGTCGTGTTATTATAAGGCACGCGCATTACCTTAGCGTATATAGCCCATTCGCAGCTACCAGAGATAGCAAATGGAATATTCTTTGTAATAAGTAGCTTATGGTCAACAGTCAAGAAGTTACTAGACAATTGCGTTGCAACGTCATAATATCCAGACAATGCTACCTCTGGCCCGCTAGAGGCATAAGCTCCTGATGAATCTAATATGTTTGCCCCATCTTGGTTTACTCCAGTAGTAAATGATGTAAAATAAGGCACATTAAGCACATCTGCTGGAGCTGTTGAGCTAAAGGAGACAATAGAAAACCCTGAACCATATGGGCTATTGATTTGACAATTGGCTTGAGTTTGAACTCCTGTTACATTTTCAGCTGGAGAAGTCTTAGATGTTGTCTTAGTAAACGGGCTAGCAGAATAAACAGGTAGCTCTAACTTTTGGAATACAGAATCTCCAATAAACTTATTGGTATTAAGGGTTCCTCCAGGATTTACTGAAATGGTTGATGTAGCCGTCCAAGATGTCATATCCATTAGGTTTCCATATTCATAGAATACCAATGACTCATCTTCTTGTATTTGCTTAGGGGTATAAATCTCAAAGTAGAATACAGATGCGTTAGGAACAGTAGGATTGCTCATCTCTGAGCCAGTATATTCGCAATAGATTAAGCTACCATTTTGCCCTGTAACCTTAAGGTTTAATATTCCATTCGTTCCTGTATTGATAAGCATTCTATCTCCGCTAGTGTAGTTATAGATAGAGTTAGCTCTAAACATACCCATTAAATCAACTACCATGCTCTTGACACTTTTTAGCTGGTCTTTAGTAACAGATTGACTTAATACAGTTTCTTCGGTAATAGCACCCGTTGTTCCGTTAGTGCTAATCTGCAATAGCTCAAAGAAGATATTGCTTGCATATCCTTCGTAGAAATAAGACTTGCTTGTATTTTTAGTATATACTACCTGTGCATACCTAGCCCAAGTTGGCTTTTGCCAAGAGCTATTCAATGCAATACTTACGTTTGGAAGAATTGGGTATGCAAATGTGCCTGTCTCAAACTTAGTGTATTTTTCTACACCACGAGTTTTCATGGCTTCGTCGTAGTAAGCCAAGCCAATCGCATATGTTGAGTTGTTAACTAATGGCTTATAGTAATTGTTACCAGCTAATTCTGAGCTATTAATGCTATCTGCGCCAGTTTCAGCTACTGTACTAGCAGTAAGATACGTGTTGTATGTTCCGCCAGTTGTCGATAATTCAGTAGCGTTGCCCGCAGTAATATCGAATAATAATGAGTTAGTCTCTGACGCATAATCGTCTACAATATTTGCTAAAAAGATTCTGTTCTTAGCGATTTCAATATTCTTTGCAGATACTGGTACAGAGTCAAATGATTTAGATGCTGTAATAGAATCTAAGCTTTCATAGATTTGACCCTTCCAAGGGAATGTGTCAGATGTAACACCTGTTTTGAATACATAGGTATCAATTCTCCTCCAGGTTCCGTTATTACCTATTCTAGCGTAAACCTCTAGCTTTTCAGCATAAGTAGGTCTGCCACTAGATGAATATGTAAGAGTGTATCCTGTTGTGCCCTTTTCCCCTTTATACATTTGGGAATAATTGCTTAGCACAGAAAACTCGCCAGATTTATACTGATAACGCGAAGCAAACTGAAAATCATTTGCCTCCAAGAACTCTACGCCAGCAGTTAAGTTGATAGCATCCTTTACGATAGTTACAACATTGTTAGGAGTTCTCTTTTGTAATAACAGGTCAGCTACGGTAATAGTGCCATAGCTAACGAAAGTATCTAATGAATAAAGCAACACGGAGCCTGACTTGCAGTAGTTCCAAACAATGCAGTTGTCGATAACCTTAATGTCTGGTGTGAAGTCTGTGCTAACGCTGTGCGTGTAATTTAATATAGCCGTAGATGAAGATAATGCAGCATTAATCTTTCTGATATAAGCTACGCCAGCGCCGTCTTTAGTCAAAACAAATATCTCCCCAGTTGTGTGGAGGAATGTAGCTTTGATTGTCTCGCCTGTAAATGATATGCCAGTAGAGCTAATTGCTTCAAGCATCTTAATAGCTCCAGCGCCACCAGTTAATCCAGCGTCAAATATGATATTGTTTGCGTCAGTATAATCGCCTTCAGGCAACACATTAGCATCTACATCTGCATTTAAACCACCTGTAGCTTTTAATAATACTTTAGCCATTATTTAATTAGTTTTTAAGTCCCCCGTGAATACCCTTTCTGATTAAGCCTAGAATCTCGGCGTAATCCATTGCGTTCATTCTAGCTCTAAACACGCGTTTAGCGTTATCGTAGTCTTGTTTAGCTAACTGGAATTTGCCTAAGCTCATTCCCTCATTCTTAGCTGCCATCATTGAGATATACTTAGAGATAACATCTGTAGCGTAAGGCGTAACAACGTTGGCTGTTGAGCGAGATACAGCAGATGTAACGTAAGTAAGGGTTACTTGCGTCAAGTCCATTGTATTGCTAAACACTAACTCTGAATTAGCAGCATCAATATCGTATGTTAATAAAGCATTACGCATTCTGCCATAGTAGCGTCCAATCATTTCCCCGCGAGGATTCATTGTTGTGCCTCCGCTTAATAGATTGTAGTTAAACTCTTGGTCATAGGTAATGCTAGTATCAGATGGATAAGGAATCTTATTTCCTTCAGTGTCTCTGTTGTATAGCTTATTCAATCCTCTGTTTCGCTCTAACGCTAATAGCTTCTCACCTCTTTTACCTGAAACATCAACTACATCAACAAAATCAGCTGGCAATACAGCTCTCTGATAAGATGTAACATCTAGAACAACAGATTTTACATTACCCAAGTCGAAGTCCATAGACAACTCATCTAAGCAACGTAATCCGTGATGTAAGTATCTAGTATAATAATGCAAAGGAAGCCCGCTATCAAGCAAGGCGTCTCTTACAATTACATCTAAGCTTTTAGTCTTCATTGTTATTGCTGTTGTTTACTAGCTAATTCCGCTTGGGATATGCGTCCGTTGCTAATTGTTTGTAAGACATCGTCTATGATTGTTGACTCTACTTCTGGTGAAATAGGCAGCATCTCATTGTCGGTAAGCTGACTAAAGTCAGATACAAGCAAATTGATTTTAACGCCCGATACTGAACCATTAGCCGTCAAGGTAATGTCTTTTGTAAAGTAAATTCTTTTTCCTTGAAGATAATAACCAATCTTTCCCTCTAGATAGCTAAGGTTTGTGCCCTGAAATACCAATACATCTTGAGATGGAATAGGTAAATAAGGAGTCATTGCGCCAGAGTTAGGAGTAACAGACCATATTCCCATATCCATAGGCAATGTTAATGGTACTGCTGGCAATGTAACGTAGGCTCTACTATTTGCAGTATCCTGAGTTACTGCAGCGTTAGAGTACTCCATTAAGTTACATTTCGGAACATCTATCATGCCCGCCTTAAATGACTCTGCTACCTGTAGCTTCAGCACCTTGTTGATGCTTTGGTTTACTAGCAGCTTGACTTCGCGGATGTCAATAACGTCCGAAGGGTTATTCTTGTCTAAGAATCGAGCATACAGGCGCTGTATTTGCTCGCTAATTACATATTTTGTGGTCATAGCTATCTTTGGTCTGCTAATTGATTGGCATCCTTCATTGCCTCTGAACTTGCAATATCTCCATCTCTTAATGAGATTCCAAGATACATTAGTGCTCTAGTAACAATATCAGTAAAGTATCTGTCATCAATATCGATATCAATACTACCTGTTGGATTATAAGTAAAGCTCCCTTTGTTATCTGTCGTATAGGCATATACGCCTTTAGCTGGCTTTCTCATATACATTAATGTATACTCGTAGCTTCCAGATAAAGGAACTGGCTGAAACTGAATAGTTGGTGCACCTGCCTCTGAAACAAATATTGTTGCTACTGGAAAGTATTGGTCAGGAACCAAGATTGAGCTATTTTGAATCTCTAAGAATTCATCCCAAGAATAGATTGTTCCTTCGCGAACTACTTGGTCAGTGCCCTTCATGTACACAGTCAATGCTTCAACGTAGTCAACTAAATTAATATCCTGAGAACCAGTAGATGGCGTAACAGTATAAGCCTTCTTTTTAACGAACATATGGTCGTAGTCAAACTTACCTGTACGCTTGTATTTATATATAACCGCACTCATCCAATCAGATACGCCACGATTAACCGCTCTGTCAATATCTCCTGGGCTAACAAACCCACCCTTATTCTTTTTTATAATGGTGCGTATGAAATCGTGCGCATCTTTAATTGCTATTGCCATTATATTATAATGTTATATTTATCCAAAGTTATGAAATTTTATCTATAAAAGACAATGCCCTAACTCAAAGAGCTAAGGCATTAGTATTCATTTTCCATTAATAAAACGTATTCGCTATTTTCTCATCTTGTTGACTATATCGTTAAGCCCGCCAAGAACATTATTCTCTAAATCTAACCTAGATTCGATTGGAACCTCTTTTATGCTCTCTAGGATATCTAAATATGTTTTCACTTTAGCATCCTGAATACCAAGGAATTTGATGTGCTCCATATCATCGTGATTGATAGCATCTGAGGGAATCATAAATTGAATCATATCCTTGTGTTTAGTGGGGTAAAGATACCTATAAATTTATCTTAGTCCCAATCATCCCTAAATAACTTTGGGGAATAATCGGATTGCTATTAAACCCTGTCTTCAAGGCAAAGTTGAACTTGAAGCGTTTAGTAAGTGCAATATCAAACGATGCCCCAGTAAGAACTCCAACGTCATTAGATGTCACAAACTTCTGTTGTGAGGTTAAATAACCCGTTGCACTACCTGAGAAGTATATATCTGGAGATACCGTTAGTCTCTTACTAACCTTAACTGGTATTGTGTAGAACAGCATTATGTTATTACTGATATTCATCCCAGCATCTGCGCCTGCAAAACTAAGCGTATAGTTGGCTCCTGACGTGCCGTATTTCCCTAAAGGTTGGATATGTGCCGCAGTAACAAATCCGAGCGCTGTTCCGCCTAAATAGACGCCTGTGATACCAAAGTTAGAGATGGACTGCATCTTACCTCCAGCAAAGTTTAACATAGTGTATCTACCACTAAGCGCAAACTGATTAAGCGTAGACCATATCATAGTAGATATACCCCACGAAGAGTTGCCCATTAGTGAACTTTGACTCATTCCTACGCTTGCGATAATAGAAATAACATCACTTGATGGAGCGACTGTAAAGTCCGAGCTATATATAATCGGATTCGCCACAGCAGTCGATTTCTTGGCTTCGCTCTTCTTTTCTGATTTGGATTCTTTCTTGCTTTCACTTTTCGATTCGGATTTAGACTCTGACTTAGACTCAGATTTAGATGAACTTTCTTCGCTTTTAGACGAACTATTAGACGAACTTTCACTGGAACTGCTTGATTCTGAGCTACTTGAGCTGTTAGAATTAGATGAACTTTGTGAAGAATTAGACGTTCCCGTAGACATTCCTGTAGACGCCGCTGAACTAGCTGCCGATGAAGCAGCACTTGTTGCTGCAGATGTAGCTGCTGACGTAGCCTGTGATGTTGCCGCGGATGCTGCCGCTGCTACTGCTTGTTGTACAGCGTTAGCTACGGTTTGTGTTACAGCGACAGTAGCCTGCGGGCAAGGGAAGTTAATGGTTAAATCGTTAATCCAAGCCTGTAGCGCGCCTGTAGTAATATCGTTAGACGTTACTACTCTGTACTGTCCTCTATAGACTACAGTAGTCTTGCCATTAGCCAAAGGTACGGTAACAACGGTAACTTTCCCAGAGCAAGGGTCAACAAAGGTTTGGGTTAAAACTTGTGAATATGCACATAGTGGGGCTATGATAAATAGGAGTGCATATATCAGTTTCATTACTTGAAGATTTTCTTCTTAATCATTCTAACAATGATTTTTGCGGCAGCGTTCTCTAACGCTTTCTTTGTGGTTGTACCAATAGTAGACTGGTTAAACTTAATCTCCGCAAAGTTGCCATCATTCATTAACGTAGCCTCGCGCGTAGTTTTAGCTTCTCCTAGTCCTGAGCCTGTAAAGAACTCTCCAGTCTCCGCATTCACAAACTTTACCTGCAAACCTAGCCGTGTGACTACAGTTTGTTTAGTGTCGCCTTTGATTGAGATGGACTCATCCTCGCTAATAGAGAAGTCGTAGCATTCGATGTAACAAAAAAACTGAGCTAACTTAATCTTACCTCTGCCGTCTAGTTTATTCTCCGAGATTCCAGCCTGTGACGCTTGGAACTGCTTGACCATCCTGTTCTTAATCTCAGCCTTGTCTTCGGTAAATGTGAAGCGATTAGTTTCCTCTAGGAACTCGATAACAATGTTAGTGACACCAAGACCAACGCGCTTATCTTTTAGCTCAGGATACGCAGCGTAAACCTCCTCGTTGATGCCTAAAGACAATAGCTGAATAGGAATCTTTGGACCATCGTAGTCCATTAATGAATCGATATTAATCTTCTTCTCAAATGATGCTGTATAAGCTTCTGTCTTAACAGAGGCTACCTGAGCTGTTGTCGCAAAAGTTGTCAATAATAGAGACAGAAATAATATCTTCTTCATAAGGTTATAACCTGAAATATTTAATACAAATTTAAGGCTATAGCCTTATGGATAACGTTAAAGGTTTTTCAACTATAATTTACAATTTGTAAACTGCGATTAACCTTATGCTCAAATCCTTATTATCAGAACTTGTCAAAAATTACAAGTTTCGTCAATAGTGTATATTAGTAATGCAAACCATTGGTTTGGATAATTGTCATTTACCAGCCCATATTGGTTTGGTTTTTTATCATTATCCGTAGTATTACTTCCGAATTTGGCAACATTTTGTTACGGATTTTGGCAAATAGGTACCACTAATTCGGAAAAATTCATGCAAAAGGAGCCACTTAATAACCCGTTGTGCAAATTATTGCACTCCTATTGTGCAAAATAATACTAATAACTACCTCTCGGAGTTTTAACTAATGGCATTAATTCACAACCCAATATATCAAGTACGGCTTCTATATTTAATATGGTACTATTTTTGTCTTTGCTTTCCATATTATGTATTGTAACCCTTGATACTTTAGCTAAATCTGCTAATTCCTGCTGTGATATATTTAATTGTTTTCGCCTGTATTTAATGAACTCACCTATACAGGACATTCCATTTGTTAAATTTCTAACTAAATCAATTTTATCTTTGAGCCTAGATTCCTCTTTATCTATTTCCTTCTCAAGACCTTCTATTGCTTTACCTCTATACTTAATGTGATTGAACAATATACATCCAACTCTCTGGTAATACTGAATCCAAAAATGCTCCTTTATAACTAATTCGCTTTCTTGGCACTCCTCAATTACATCAACTAAAGGAGCTAATCCTTCTTCCCTTAATTCAATAACCCAATGATTTACTGATTCATTGTGAGAATATGTTAGGTGTGATTTAGCTCTACTAATTCCACTTGAACTTTTTCCTATATACCTGTAGTCGTCAGTCTTTGGGCATCTTAGCCCATAAATTAAATATGTCCTTGTCATACCATAAAGTTAAATATATTTTACACATTGTGCAATATATTTAACTTTATATAAGCTTTTTTTTTGATTTTATTTATTGTCGGCTTTCTCTACCGTTGAGTGCCATACAATACACTAATGATGGAATTTTACCACTTCGGTTCTTCCGCAAGCGCCTCCTTTTCAGTCTTTTTCTTAGGAGCGCTCGGTTTTTCTATAACGCGCTCAATAATTTTAGTTCCGCCTGCAGATGCAGCTTGCTTTTGTTGTTGCGTGTTATTAGTTGTAATGTTAATTACAGGAGCTGGAGCCGATACAGCCGCTGGTGCAGCCGCAGCTTCTTCTTCGCCTGTTAATTGTTTAGTCACAAATCCGCCTACACCTAGTGCGATTGTGCTTGCTAGTCCGATAAGGATGCTTTTTAATGAGCCGCCGCCCTCTGATTCTTCTGCCATTTTAATTAATGATTAAAGGTTTTTTAATTGTTACGCCTGATACGTCCGTCAAAGTTAAGTCATATAACCCGCGAGACAATGTATCTAATTGAATTGTCTTGATTGTAGCCACTGATGTAGCTGTAAACCCAACTGTCTTTAGTGGTTCGGTATTTCCGAATTTGTACACCTGCACAGAGTATTTAGCTCCAACAGTTGTATTAGCTACAATAGTAGCCTGCTTGCTTTCTACTACTAAGCTAGTAATATCTGTAGATTCAGGATTCGAACCAAGGCTTGTTTCCTTTTCTAACGTCTCGATGTCTTGGCAAGCTGCCAGCATCACTATCAACAAAAATGCTATCGTCTTCTTCATTTAACCTAAAAGTTATTTATTCCCGTTAATTTTATAACCTCTAGGTTTAAATTAATCCCTAGTTGGTATCCTGACTTAGATGCCGCATCCATATTAGGCGACACGCGAATCACTGTGTTAATGTCTGCTCCGTTTCCAATAGTCTCAAACTTCAACTTAAATGGAGTAAGCTCACCTGTTACAGGAGTCTTTAGCTCCTTGTCTATCGCTCCAATGACTACCTTGCCATCCTTATTCTGAACAAACGTGTACCAGGTATTAGGCAGGTCATTTAACAGCGCTACAAATTTAACCTTTGTCGGGTCATAAACGAACTCAAATTGCAAGGCAGCAATATTACTTTCTTTAGTATTTACCTTTACAGGTATCTCGAAGCTGTTAGTTGTTACAGTTTTACCTAAAATTGTAACATCAATAGATGGGATGTACTGAGGCGTGTTGATTAACAAGTTAGCTGTCTGTGTCATAGATAAGTTCTTCTTTAAGCTAGGCACTGCGTTAGTAGCAATAGCATTATTAATTACAACCTGTGAGCTATGGCTTCTGTTAATGTCTCCTGGGATTAAGAACTTAAGTTTTAATGGTAGATTCTTTCCAATCTCAGCTGTCTTAAAGCGCACATAGTTCTTGTCTACATCTTTCCAGTTTGCTGCTGTCATCTTATTGAACGTAGAGTCTGTAAACGTAGGTACACTCATATACATATCAGTACCTGCTGCATAGTTACTCGGCAGCATAACCAACGATTCTACGCCTGTTACCTGCGCAAACAATCTAACTAAGTCTCCTCCGTCTAGCTTCTTGTTGTAATTCACATCTGATGCGTAATATCCTGCACCTGTGATAATGTTCTGGTTCCTGAATGTGCCATCTAGGTTCTGCGTAACAAACTCAGCCTGCGCAGTTGTATAGTCAGAAACGGTAACTGCTGCCGCGGATAAGTCTTTAACACTGTCCATATTAAATAATGTTCTGACGTGGTAAACAGTATTAGGCTTGAACTGATTCTGGTCTACAGGAATTGTGCCGTCGGATAAAGCATCAACTAAGTATGTTGTATTAGCCACGCTATCTGTAAATGCAATTCTATGTAGCGACTGAACGTCCACATTTGCGTTGTAATCAATCGTTGGATTGATATATCTAGTAGCAACTGGGTCTAGCATAATAACGCTTGTAAGAGGCGTTGTCATCAAGGTTGAGCCGCTAGTACCATTCTGATTAAATGCTGCCGCAAAATTCATTATAATAGGGTTCCAAGCGTATCCTAGAGCATCTGTCTTTAGTTTAAACTTAAGAACCAATAATCTATCAGTCCCTAGTCCACCAGAAGCTATCGACCAGTTAAGGTATACACGAAGGATTGATTTAGGTCCTCCTTGAGTATAGCTGTACTGGCAGTTATTGTAGTTGGTATTGCCGTTATCGGTTGTATTTAATGTAGTCTTGTTGTAGCTGTATCCTGGATAGTTCTGGAAGCTCATTGAGATTTGTGAGCCGTAAGGGATAATGCCGCCGTTACCACCTGTTCCTGTGTTAGCAACACTTATTAATTGGAATGCTGTGTTCTGATATTCGAAGTCAAAGTATAATGCGCGAGTGGATGTGTTGCCGTTTCCATCCGCCATCACGGTTACTATGAACTCGTCACCTTTGTTAATAACAGCGCCATTAACATTGGTATTAGTGTTTGCATTTTGCAAACTTAGCTTAACTGTTTGAGCAGATGCGCTGTAGGTAAGCAGCAGAATTGCTGCAAGGGCAAACCATAGTTTTTTCATTATAATAGCTTAGTGATTAAGGTGTTACAAGATTTCTTTATTGCGGAACTCAAGTTGGTTTGATTGAAAACTCCTCCTTCGTCAATTAAAAGCATAGCCATCGAAACCTCTTCTGCTTGCTCTTCTACGATGACAGTCTTCTTAATCTTGCCGTCCTGTATTAACTTTCCCCTTAGACGAATAACTACCGCTTCCTTATTGCTATGGAATACGGATAGATTCGACTGAGTTTTAAGTACATCTAAATAAAGAATCTCTACCTTAATCTGCGTTGGCGCATCCTCTGATACCTCGTGTCCCGCTTCTTGTAAGAACTCCTCTAGGATATTTTTAACGCCAAACTCTAAGTTTCTGTTACCAGCAAGTGCTCCAATCTGTACATTATTCTGTACAGATGCTACAGTTATTTCTTGTGGCTTCATAAGCCAGAAGAGCAGTATGCTTAACAGTAATCTCATATCTATCCTTGCCCTCTACTGCGTTTCGACGGACTTTCTTTTGGACCATTTGTCTTCTTGTGCTTGCCGTTACGACGTACACCAAATACAACCTTTTTGTTTTCCGATGATGGTTTTTGCTTTGCCATTATGCTAGTAAGTGATAAAAATGCTTAAACTCTTTCTTTCTTTCGCTTAAACCAATGGTTCCCCCATTTATGCGTTTAGTTAATTTAGTAACCACCTCATCAGATGAACCTTGGTCGCAGATTCCCCACAGACTATTTTTCTTGAAAAAGAAAGCCGCAGAAGCTAAGGCATATCTAGTTGCTACTAAATCAGGATTGCTCATAATTTCAGGCATCTGCATAAAGTTAGCAAAGTCTTGGTAGTTTGATTTACCTGTAGTTTGCAAGGCGCCTCTACCTCTGTACTTCCATCCATCTCCGCTTGCTTCGCTACCATTGCCCATACGGTTAGCATAAACCTTGTTAGCAATCTTCTCTGGCTTACGTTCGTATTGCAAAGCAACAGTTACGCTAGGGAAATACTTACGGAAGATTCCGCATAAGCCTTTCGCCGAGTAGTTGAGATTTTCTTGCGTAGCTCTAAAGCCGCCAGACTCGTGCCCACATTGTGCTAAGAAGTGAGCAAGTCGTAATGGAGTTGTGATTCCAAAACGAGCTGCCGTATCAGGTATAGCATCAATAACAGCCTGAGGAACGTGTCCCTTAAGAGCGTCTAGCTTGAATACTGGTAAGCTTACACTTGGCGCAGGTGGTGCAAATGAAACAGGAGTATTGATTACTACTGAATCATAAGTAGGAGGCGTTACCACTGGAGCAAACATCTTCGCCCACGTTGAATCTCCTACAATGCCATCAGGTGTTAAACCGTGAGCGGATTGCCAACCTTTAACAGCTGCTTCTGTCTTAGGACCAAACTTGCCAATAGGGTCTACGCCAAGCTTAACTTGAAGCTTAGTGACATCCTCCCCAAATGAACCTAGTCTTAATAGCATACTATTTCTTCTTCTTAGCGTAATACTTCTTCTTCTTAGGAGTCGGCACAGCTACTTCTGCAATAGCTTCTGCTACCACATCTTTAATTTCAACTACAGCGTCTTGAGTCTTCTCAACTGCTACTGCTACTTTCTTCTTAGCAGTGAACAACGCTTTAATCCATTTGATTAAATTCATCTTATTTTAGTTTATAGTAATAACCAGCACCGTACATAACATTTCCATCAATATCGACAGAAGCTTTAATGTTATACAGCTGGTCTTTTTTGGTTTTCAATATCATTCCCGCTTCAGCACCTCTTATTCCAAGAGCATTGTTAACGAGGACACCTGCTCCAACAAATACATTCCGTGTAGGTGGTGCGTATTTAGTAATAGTTTTAGTCTCCTTAACGATTGGAATGTTGAAATTATCACGCGTTCTTCTATACTTTAGTTTGTTCTCGTTGATTGTATCTAGTACAGCAATGTATCCGTAGGTTCCGACTCTAATTGTATCTGAATAGATAAGCTTATTCATATACAACTGAAGTAACGCCATATACTGCTCCTTTAACTTAGCGTAGTTTGTATCAGGTAACATCTCAGGCTTAGACATAACGTCTACACGAATCTCCTTGTAGATAACCTTTGTCTTCTCTACGATAGAGTCGTGCACTTGCCAAGACGTATCGTGTACAACTAAGGTATCATTAGGACGAGCCTCGCCAGCTTGCATATGCTTAGTATAAGCATAGAAGATAGCAATGATACAACAGATAAAAAGGGCTATATTAACCTTCATCTTCTGGAAGCGGGTCTAATCCGCCAGGTAAGTTCTTTTCGCGCTCAGCATCAGTCTTACGGTTTTGAACTTTCTCATAAGATGAGATACCAAAACAACCAGCTGTTAATGCAGCGAATACTTCTAGGATGATAGGTTCAATAACGAATACCTTGCCTTCAAGACCTGTGATAACGTCTACAATACCGTAGATGAATAAAACAGCGAATGACAAGAATCCTAGTACGGATTTTTCGTTGATATCATTGTCATCGCGGAATAATTGTGAAATAAAAGACATAATATTAGTGGTTAGTATATAAATGCTTGATGCTATGAGTCTAGATTTTCATCCTCATCTGTTCTGATGGCGACTACTTGGCGCATATCTACCTGAAGAGGTAGTTTGCTAGGAGGGTTGGGTACTCTAAGACCAGTCTTGTAAACTTGTCTCTCTAGGTTATCAATCCTTGTTTTATCAATATTGGATTGCACTATTAGCTGTTTAATGTCGGCTTTCATTTCGTTTACATCGTGCCAAATCATTAGAGACACAATACTTACTAACGTTGGGAATATCCAAGACTTAACTTGCTCTATAGTGTTATCCATTATTTTATAAAATATCTATAACAAAGATAATCGTCTTTTTGCCTAACGCAAAATCTTTTTATAGGTAAAGCGCTCTCCATCAGGATTCTTAATAATCCGATAAGATAAAAGGGCGACTGCTGTTATGCAAATCGCCCCGTATGTGATTCCTAGTGTTACTAAGCCCATTATTCTTTGATTAAACGGAATACTAGGTCATATCGCTCGTCAGACTTAATGTCCTTGATGTCCTTTAATGTCAGAGGAGTATATTCGAATTCTTTCTGCTCCGCATATAAAGCTTCCATCTGGTTTTTGAACTCAGTAAAGTCAGGGTGCTCTACTGTTTTTGTTTCATCAGTCCATTGGTTCACAACAAATCTTCCTTCCTCCTCTTCCTTACCATATTTCTTAACAATCTCAGATTGCAACTCATCGATTGTTTTTTTCTCTGAAGCTAATGCATCAGATAATTTTTTTAATCGATACTTTACTACAAGGTCTAATTTTTCACCAAATAATCCTTTGGCAACAACTTCTTTAGTCTCTTGATTTACTAAGCCATTTAATTCAGCTTCTAATCCGATGATTTCGGCAATAGATAATTTAATTTTTTCCATTTCTGTGTTTGGTTATTTTTAACAAATATAATCAATAATTAGCAGTCTACGATATTGTCTTCTCCAAATAAGTCTACTAGCTTAGCTTTTAAGTGGGAGTATCCGAATGAGAAGATGTCAACACCTTCTGCAGAAGATAAATCTGGTACAGAAATTGTGATTGTTTCAACACGGTCAGCTAATGCATTACCTTCAGCGTCTACGCCAGGAGTTGGATATGTTACCGTCTTCTCCTCTTGCTTGTTCAATTGAACGTAAATGTTGTCTCCAATCTGTTGATTGCGAGCTTGCCCCGCTAACATCCCTGGCATAGCCGTCGAGACTAGTGTTGCATCATCTTCTGATTGGAAGATTTCTACTTGGAAGTTAGCTGAACCAAACTTAGATAGTTGGTAGTTTGAGATACGCACATAAGCTTCTGATGTGATACCTTTGTCTGTCCCGATTTGGGTTGTGATTTTTAATGCCATTTTTTATTTAAGTTATACTGTTTCAATGTTTTCTTCTCCGTATAAGGATGCTAGTTTTTCACCTAGCTTTTCGTAGCCTACTTCAAAGATAGTCTTTGTTTCAAATACTGACAAGTCAGATATTTTTTTAGTAAACGTCTCTTCCATTTCAGTGTCTACACCATCCACTTGCTTAGTAATAGTCTTTGTGTATTCTATCCTATTTGTCATCTTTAAGTCAAGGGATATTCCTATTTCCTTTGACTGAAGCTTATTAGGGTGGACAGTAGGTATATATGACGTATCATATTCCGTTGCATCTTTATTCCTAAAAATGTCAACTATAAATACTACATTACCATTCTTATTTACATCGTATCCGCTTATACGAACATATGCTCCTGTTATAATGCCTGCATCAGTGCCAATAGGGGTGTTAATTTGGAATGCCATTATTTTAGTTTAATAAAGTTTGTAATTGAGCCTGCAATAAGGCTATCTTATCTTCTTGTAATTTCATTTTTACATCTTGCTCCTTAATAGCTTCCGCTAGTACAGATACAATTTGTCCGTATTCAACATTATATTCATCAATTTCTTCTGCATAACGTACTGCTTCTGGCAATACCTCAATTAATTCTTGGGCAATAAATCCAACTCTTTTATTCTTTTCTTCATCAATAATATAATTGAAGTTAACTCCACGCATAGCTAGAACTTTATCTAATGCCCCAGTTATTGTAGAAATGTTTTCTTTGGCGCGTCTATCTGACCAAGTAGTCCAACCATATTGAGCAGAACCATATTTAACACAGCGGAAACCATCTCCCGAATATGTATTATCCGTTCCTATACCCCAGCAGTTGTTGCTTCTATTGTAGAATAATTGCCAAGCCCAGTCATCGTTATTGTAGAATCCAAAGTCTCCAGAACTATTTTGCATTAAAATAACTCGATAGTTATTCATAATAGTATATCCCCCATAACCATTTGAATTGGTTCCGTATGTAGCTATAGTTCCAAAATATGAGTTGTACCCTGCCGCTCTAATTCCTTGCCCTTGATTGTCTTGATACCAACCTGTATTTCCTCCTGATGAATACATCCAGCCACCAGAATATATTTCATCTCTAGTTCTTATTCTTCCAGATATAGCAGCTAAAAAGTTACCATTCTCCATAACAATCATACCGTGTGTATTCAAGTTAGATGTGATGCCTCCAGCATTAGGGTGAGACCAAGCTATGCCGTATAATGAGCCAGTAGATGTCCCGTCTGCAGGAAGTTTATATGCATCTCCCATTGCAAATACCCCTTGGTATCTTGTAGATGTGTAAACTCCAACTAAACCATATCCATAGTTTTGGTCGGTATAAATATTTGTATTTGAACGAACTGTACCTCCTGTAATTAAACCACTTCCACTTATAGTATTTGCTCCACTAATACTATAACCGTTCATCATTATGTTTCCATAAAGCCAGTTATTTCCAGTACTGTAAATTCCAGCAGGATGATATGATGCCTCTCCAGTTCCTGCAACATTACCTATGCCTCTGTATCCGCGTGCATATGTTTGCGCTCCTTTGTTTACTACAAAGTCTGGGTCATTCCAGCTCCCAATATTTACACCATTCTGCCCATCTATGTTTATCTTACCATTAGACGGAGAATATCCATTACTCCCAAAAGCGTGAATAGTTTGATGATTATTTCCATCCTGGAAAAATCTTATACGTCCATAGCCTGAGCTATTATAATTAATTCGTATACCAGTATCAGAGCCACTATCAGCTCCAAAACTTCCAATCCCTGAAGTATATATAGTGCTACTAGATGACAAATTAACTCCTAAATTAATTTGAGTAGTTCTTCTCCAGCCTAAATAAAGTTGTCCTGTACCTCCTTGTGCTCCAGCATTAATTTCATTGGTATAAAAAGATACTCCTCCAGACGCTGCAGATTGTAACGCACCATCTCCATTAGCAAAGTTTAAAGTACCAGTCATTGTACCACCACTTAATGGGAGTGCATAAGAACCAAGATTTCCTGTGTGTAGTATATTCCACCAAGGAGTTGACCAATTGCCTGCATATCCGCTTCTCCAAACTAAAGTCGTGGAACCTCCGTGTGCACCTGCAATTTGCCACATAGTATCTGATGCAGCTAAATGCAATACAGGTGCATAGGTTGGATTGCCTCCACTACTATTTTCATTACGAATTACCCTTGAATATCCGCTGCTAATATTAGTTGAATCTGTTCCAAGAAATGTAGTATTTAATCCTGCAACTGTACCTCCACTTGTAATATAACCTGGACCATTTGTTAATTGATTGAGGTTGGTTAAGTTACCTTGATGCCATACTAAATAACTACTATCTGTAGCATAGAAGTTACCATCAGTATAAACATCAATAACTCCACTAGTTGATGAAAATCCAAATCTACTATTTCCTCCTGTAAATGCATATCCTGGATATGAGCCTCCTCCAGCCCATTGACTATCTGAAAATTGTTTTGCTGAATCTCCACTAAATAATAACGAACGAGATGAACCCGTAACATTAATCACCCAAGTACCACTAGCTCCACCACCTGTTAATGTTGGAGAATAAGAGTTATAGTTGCCTGCGTGAATAACAGCATTCCCCTTATAAGAGAAATCATTCATTCCTACTCTTAAAGTAACAGTAGTCCAGGCATAATCAACAACCTCAAAAAATGAAGCATTAGAACTTCCGCCTAATTGGACAGTCATAGAACCAGTGCTTCTATCAGAAGCTCTTCCTAACCAAGCCTCTCCTGAGTTAGATACAGAGTTAGGGAATCGTCCCATACTAATGTAGCTAGTGCCAGATGTTCCCATCAAAAGCCGACCTAAAGGAATAGAAAGATTCCCATCCTGGTCTAATTGCATTTTTGTAGTTGACCAATTTGCGCTTCCGCTTTTGCTTGTGTACCAATAATGAGAATGGTCTTCGGTAGCAGCGGTTCCAACGGTTCGCCAATGACCAGCATAATACCTAATATCGTTTCCATAAGACCTTATTACTCCTACATAATTAGATTCTATTCCAAGTTCTAAACTTGCATATGCGCCCAACCCTTGTATTTGAACTCCGACAACTGTATTTTGACCAGAGGAGCCTCCTGTTGCAGCACTAAAATTAGTTTGCCCTGTAACGGTTCCTCCTGTTAGTGGTAGCTTAGTATTATCCGTTGCCGCAACACCTGCTACCGTAATTACATTCCCAGAAGAATCAAACGCAAGGTATCCTGCGGCGGTGCCTGAATAGGATGTTGCAGAGGTGTAAGCGGAAAATCTTACTTGTCCATTTGAAAGGATTATTTTGCCTCCATTACCGCCAACTTGAATGTCAAGACCCGCTCCAACACCATAATCGTACGCATCTATTTTTAATGCACTACCATTATTATAAACATATATGGCTTTATTATTATATACGGCACCTAATCCTGATTGAGTCGCGTCAGTTGTAATAACTTTCATCCAAGATGGAATGCTGTTAATAGTGCCTGACCCTAATATAATATTTGTAGCTGCTAAACTATTACTAAACTCCGCATTCCCCGTCGAATAAATCTTAAATCTACCAACTGAGTTTGTTACATCATATACCGTAAACGTCCCATCTGTGTTAGAGATAAAGTAGTCTGGATTATTGTCTGTATCTGTGAAGTATAAGCGAGGGTTTGTTCCTGATAGGGTTAAATCTCCTGTAAGAGTTCCACCTGTCAATTTCAATACTAACGAATCGTCCGCAGGAGTATATCCTAGTGCAGCTGCAATAGTTTTATTCTTCCAAAGGCTAGTTGCTGATTCCCAAACAATAGTTTGGTTGTTTGCCAAAGTAGCAATTGCTACGTTATGAAGCTCGTCTAATTCATATCCATTCTGAATGCGATAAACAATAGTACCGTTAGTCGGAGATGTACGAACAACCTTGCCAACATATACCAAGTGATTTGGTGCTGAAGGCTTCACATTTGTCACGTAACCTGCGATAGTTGGATGAAGGTAGATTGTATCACCGTCGGCTAAAGTAACGTCTGTAAATGGATTTGTCGCATTGGAGCGGGTATCCAAACTATCAATTGCCCCAATGGTTACAACTTGACCATCTGCATTATTTGCAATATCAGCAAAGACTACGCCAAATGTTCCTGCAGAAGTTGCTTCTACGTTAGCCTGAGCTTTTACAAAGTTTGGACGATTACCTGTACTTCCTGAAATATAGACAACAGTACCTTTATATAAAGTAGCTCCAGTAGCATTTCTGCCAACAGTAACCATTTTATCCGCACTAACTAAAGCTCCAGGAGTAGCGTAATCAGTATCCGCAACAGCTGCAACTAATTTTCCAGCAGAATCAGTTTTAAGTAAAGATGAGGTTACAGCCGTTTGAGCGACGTAACCTTTTACATCCGCGTTATTTAAAAACTTAGTCATTTATTATTTTTTTATAACTACTCTGTATGCGTTTGAAGCTGGTGCAACAGCAAATGTAACTGTAACAACCGATGTAGACGTTAATACTACATCGGTAATAACTTCCTCATATGTTGTGTTATCATAAATAACAACTACAACATCTCTTGTGCCTAATCCGTGAGTAAGTGTAAATGAAGTGTTTGTTGCATCACCTACGTTAGCAGCATAACCACCAGTGCGGTTATCTAATAGGGTCTTTAGTTTTAAAGGAGTAACAATTGTAGCATCATCCGTACCTGTGTTAACTTCTGTCTGCGTAGCAATCTCAGCAAGACCAGTACGAGTCTCAGTAGCTGTGCGACCAGCTAATGTAGCTGGAGTAACTGCCTTAACGGTATCTGTTCCTGTGTTAACCTCTGTACCAGTTGCTAATGTAACTAAACCTAATGTAGATGTAGTAGCTTGGTCACGGTTAACCTCAATTGAAATCCAGTTGCTAGCATAAGTAGTTGTCGATGCTGCATTTACTGTTGCGACTAAAACATCTCCAACATTAAACGCCACTCCATTAACTGTTCCAGCAACACTAACATACCAATAGTCGCCTTTTTTAGTTCCAGAAACTGGAGAAGAACCTACGGGGAATGAGCCTGCTGATGCATCCCAAGCTCCTTCTAAATTACCTAGCCCACCAATAGCTGCATCAACATAGGCTTTAATTGCTGCTGTTGAAGGAATGTTTGTGTTAGCCGAACCTGTTAAATCTGTTGCTGTAATGATATCAACCTCAGCAACGTTACCAGTTGAACCAGACACGTTACCTAATACCTTTCCGCTTGCAATAGTCTGTAGCTTAGCAAAGGTTACTTGGTTAGCGCCAATCTTAACAGTTGTTACCGCTCCATCGGCTAATTTACCCGTAACAATACCAAGGTCTTTAACTTGGATAGCATCTGTTGCAATCTCAATAGTAGCGTTATCAACATTGATGTCTAAAGTAACAGAACCTGTAGTTCCGCCTCCGCCTAAACCTGCACCTGCGACAACAGCAGAAATATCTCCAGAAGCATCCACCCAAGCTGTGCCATTATAGAAGTATAAGTGCGCATCAGTTGTATTAAAGTATACTTGACCCGCTACTGGAGCCGAAGGAGCTGAAGATAAGTTCTGAATCGCGACGTTTAATATCTGATTCTTGGTTAAATCTAAACTGGTTAAAAATTTCTTTGCCATTGCTTATGTTAATTTAAAAATGCCTTGCCGCTAAATGCTGCGGAAAATGTTACCACTACTTGAGTTGTACTTGTATAATGTACCTCCCCGATAACTTCATCGTTTGCAGAATCTACTATGCTAACGGCAGGATACTTGTTTAAATCGTGATTTATTGTCCAAGTTGCGCTTGGCGTGGACTGTGTAAATACATATCCTAATTTCGCTGTAAAAGTAACTTTATTATTGCTTACTGCAATGGCTAAACCAGAATTTGCAGACTCCAATAAAAGAGTTTCTCCTGTAATGATACCATCAGATGTAGTTCCATCAGAAATAACAAAGGCAGTATTGTTTACAGCAGATAAAGTAAATGGCAACATTTGTGTCGCCTTGTAAGTATAAGGGTTTGTAGGAGGCAATAAGCCAAGCAATTGGTCTAAGATTGGTTTACATCCATCTAATGTACCCGTATCAAAACGAGCAATTAAGTGTGAGTATAATCCAAGAACTAAGTCGTATTCCTCATTTCTTCTAGCATACTCATCTGGATTCGTAGTCTTATACGCCTCAATCTGGTCTTTGTAGGTATTCATCAAAGCAACCAACTCTTCTTGAGTAGGAGCCTCTCTAATGTCGTATGTTTCTTGTAATAAGTCGACATAACTAACCGTTAGCCAAGATAAAGAAGAATGCGTATAAGCCACGGAAATATCTGATTTGACCAGATATATACCCTCGTAGTATTTAGAGCTGTGAGAGGGCATTAAAACGTCTCCTACGCTTTGTTTCTTTAATGCTCCAACCTCACTTCCCGCAGGAGTGTAGGTATAGAAGTCGCGAGTTAGTGTTCCTGTGAAGTTTCCAGATGTTTCGTAGGGGGTCGAGTCGATAAATCTAATATCAGGAAGCACTACATCAGACTCATTCTTAATAGACTTAACGGGCTTTTGCCAATTAAAGTCAAATGTTCTGCTGATGGTATCCTGTGTACTAGATGAATTTAATGCGACAAAGTCTACTGTGTATTGACCCGTTAGTACTAGATTATCTAAAGATGTAATCAATGCTATGTTTACACTGCCGCCAGGAGTATTAATATCGGGCGAGATAAAGTCTGTGTGTAACACCTGCGACCCATCAGGAAATGTAACCGAGAAGTTACCTTTGGCGACTACAAAGCCCGTAGACGTATCCGTCAAACGCAAGACCCTACTTGAAGTCTTTTCGTTTACAATAAATTGGGCTGAAAAATTTATAGCCATATTGAGCCTAGGATAATTTGTTCAAATATACAATAAATAACTTTGCTATGAAAAAAGAAAAGCGCCACAATATGCAGCGCTCTCTTAGTAACCGAAACCAAACAACCTATCCTGTAGTCGGACTACCCTAAACGGGTCTTGATGGCATTTAGCTCATCTGGGTTGTTTTCTTGTAAATAATCGGTTAATTCTTTAATATAGTTCTTATTTGGAGCTTTTTTATACTTAAGGATTTCCTTCTTAGTCTCCGCCCATTCAAAGGTTTGGCTATTAAGGTTATTATTAATAATTCCCTTTTTGATTGCCTCCTTAATCAATGATTCGTATTCTAAGCTTGCACGCTCAGCAACTTCCATGAACTCCTCTGGGTTGTCTCCAGCGTAATCTTCTAGAGCGTTGCGGATTTCTTCAGTTGATTCTCCATCAATACCAAGTGCCATAGCAACTTCTTTTGCCTTCAAGTCATCCATCTCTAACGCCATATTAACCGATTTAACGATTAGCTTACGTAGGCTTCTTTCTGTCTTAGCTTCTTTCTGTGCGTCAACACGATAAAACTCAGCTTCAATTTCTGTGTTTCTATCTGGATTAGACTCGTTTGCGTTACATAACTCTACGTATTGGTATATCTTCTGGTGCACAGGGTTATTCCCATTAAGGAATAGATAGCCCATATTTGATGCGTTAAAGATAATATTGATAAACGTAGGGTTTCCTTCTAAGTCAGTACGCTCAATAGCAGCAATAGGCACGAATTCGCCTGTTCCTTTGTCGTATACTGTATCTGTGGCTCTGATTTGCAATGCAGATGGCATTAAGAATTTGCCTGCGTTATCAGGGTCAGGGCGTACATTAATTACGCGATAAATAGCTCTTTCGTCTGGCTTGAGCTTTCTAATCATCTTCTCTGATAGAAGATTAAAATCGGATGCTTTCATTTCTTTATTGTTTGGTTTTATAATTTACTCCTTCAAAGGTAGCTCCTTTGGATAAATTATCCAAGCACCATAAAGGCTGTAGATTGGTGTAGTGGTTTAGCGCAATGATATCTTCCTCGCAAGTAGCTGATGCTAAAGGTTTGATATGGTCAATGTGTATTTCGCCAGCAACGAATGCTTCCCATGTCATGCCATCCTTAAATTGAGATACTATATGGTCGCGAACTGTCTCCCAGTCGGCGCCAATGATTTGGTTGGTGCGACGAGCTTTGTTTTGTTTGAGTCTAATAAAGCCACCCCTTATAACTACGCGTATTCTTTCTTTAAATATACGAAGAGGGTCAGACTTAATTAATTCCATTTTTTTGGCACTAAGTCTTTTGGCGTGCTTTTTTTGATATTCTCTATTTTTAGCCTTTACTTTTTCTAAATTATTTTCTCTATATTCTCTACTTTTCCGATTTCTGATTTCTTTGTTAGCTAAATGGTATTCCTTGCGACTAACTAATATCTCTTCTTTCTTTCGAAGATAGTACTCTTTTTTTTGAGCAAGCTTTTTTTCTTTTAGTTTTTCATAAGAACGCTTATCTGCTTCCTTTTTCTTTTCTGGGTTAGCTGAATTTCGCTCCTTAAGTTTCTTATTGCAACATACTTTACAGGAGGCTCGTCTTCCGTCTTTAGTGTTTGCTTTGTCAAAAGTAAATTCTGTTAGCGGCTTTTCTTGTCCGCACATTGTACATTTTTTCATATCGTTTATTGTTTGGTGCAACAAAGGTATAGAGAAAAAATATTATGAACAAGAAAAATAGAAACAAAAAAGGGAAGAATTTCTTCCTCCCTTTTAAGCTAAACATTGTGTGAAACTACACTGAATATTTCACAAAGTGCTCATTTCCAACTGTTTCCAATCCTTCGATTGAGCTGTACACGATATCTAATGTATCTGTATCAGATGTTGGAGTAGGGGCAAGGCCGCCAAGCATCTTTTCACGGAACCTCGAGTTAACGCCATCTGGCATCTCTAAGTAACGCATCATCATACGGTCTACTTGTCCACCACCTTGCTCAACCTTAATCTTTCCAGCAGGAACTAAGTAAGCCTCTTTAGAGAATACTGTAGCACCACCTACTGAAGTAACTTGTGGGTGAGACAATGCATTTAAACGCTTCTTGTGGAATGTACGTCCGAATGCAGAGATAGAGTTAACGCCTAAAGCGATAGCTACATCTTTCTTACCACCGAATGAAGCATAGTTGATTGCTCCGTTAACGAATTGAGTAGCAGCTGTAATAGTTGTATCAAAAGCGTTATCGAAATCAGCACCAGCCCATAATAAATACTCAGAAGGGCAACGGTTAGCATCCATCAAACGAGATAATGCAGATAAGTCAGCTAAAGAAACTGCATTACCAGTACCTGTAGAAGAAGAAATACCTCCAGCGTTAACGATACTATCGCGTAAACCACGAGTTGTATTGATAGCGTTTCCTTCAGCATCCGTTAAGCCTGCAGACTCACGTCCGAACAAGATGGCATAAAGGATATCCATACGGTGCTTCAAATATGCATCGTGCTGCTGCTTTAAGAAGTAGTAAGGCTTTCCTTTGAACTCAACCTCAATCTTAGAACCGTAAGCGATATCTGTAACTGAAGTTTTAGTTTTGAAAATCTGTAACTTGTTTGAACGCTTAATCAAGTCAGACTTACGCATTTGGTTAGAACCAGTTCCTTCCGCGTATGCGTTAGACATGAATGATAACTTAGAACCAGTTGTAGCAGCAGGAATTGCATCCGCAGAGTTAACTGGCTTAACAGTGATTACGAAGTCTGTAGCAGAAGAAATAGCTGATACATAACCTACAACGCCGTTAGCAAACAAAATCAATTCACCTTTTACTGGCTTAACAGAAGTTGCGCCAACGCAAGTGATATCTACTGATGCACCAGCTGAACCCGCAGAAGTACCTGGAGTCTTAACTGTAGCAGTAGCATACAAGAAGTTGTTTTGTACTGTGAAGTATTCAGTCTGTGCAGTAGCCTTAGCTTTACCTGTCCAGTCTAATACGTCTAACATAGACGCTTCCTCATCATAGATGTCTAATACGTCCTTTAAAATTTCACGTTGCTCTAACGTGTTTGTGAATGATACAGTCGACAAGAATGTTCTGTCGATGTTACCTGCTCCAATAGCCATTTTTTCTAAAGTTTAATTGTTAATTACCTTTTACTAACAACCATACCTCTTAAGAATCCTACTGGGTCATCAGATGGTCTTTCTATTTCACCTGTACTGATAACCTCTTTAGAACTAGTAGTCGGGGTTGCATTTTTTAATTCTGCTTCCATCGACTTGCGTCCCAAAGACTTTCCGTGTTTAATTAACTCGCTTATAAATTGTGTCGGATTCTCTGCGAATGCGACGACCTTAGTCCACTTATCCCAATCAACACTTCCGTCCTTAGCGAAAGTTGATAAAAATTTAGAAGAGTCAGCTGCGTAATCAACCACCTTATTAGTATCCGCAAACTGGTAGTTAATACCTTCTCCGTTTGCGTCCAACTTGATTAAGTTGTTTTTTACTACACCAGACACTCCTTGTTCAATAATTTTTCTGCTTTGCGCAGCTTGAGCCTCCATTTCTTCTTTAGAGATTTGTGGAGTCTCGTCTTGTTGCTTTTGAATCGATTGAACAAACTGGGTTTGCTCTTGTTTCAATGAGTTACGTAACTTGCTTGCATCTCGCTTTAACAGCGCGTTACCTACCTCAATGTCGTCTTCGTCATACGCATCAAGATTGTACTTCTCAAGTTCTTTTTCAAAAAGTCTTGTTCTAGCCTTTTCACTTAAATCAGCATTCTCTTTGTCAAAATGAAGACGCAAAACGTCAACATCTTCCATAGAGTCGTAATCTACGTTAGTGGCTTCAAGATAGGGCTGTAAAGTACCATACATCTCGTAGTACTCAACGGCTTTTTTAATGAAGTCGTCCTTGAATTTATATTCTACAGGTTCAGCTTGTGAAGAATCTGCGTCTGGCTCTTGAGAATCAGAATTATCATCTGTTTTGTCCTCTTGAGCGTCTACGCCATCTTCTTGGCTACCCTCTGTATCCTCATCACTGGGCTCATCGTCTTGAGTCCCATTATCTTCACTAGAATCATCAGTTACTTCAGCTTCAGCACCATCATCTGTGCTAGCATTTTCATCGGAAGTCCCTGATGCTCCTGTTGTGTCATCAATTTTTTCGTCTTTAGACAACAATTCGTCTAAGTTAATTGGCTCTGCCATATTATATTATTGTTTGGTTACGCAAATGTATAAACTATTCAGCTTTACTTCCAACTGCTTTTTCGCTCTTCTTAATTTGAGCAATGTATTCGCGGCTATCTGCCTCAATCTTAGCCGTGTTAATCTTGCCCTCAAGTTTGCCCTGCTCAATCATTGCTTCATTTTGCAACTTCATTGCTAAAAGTTGTGCATCTAACTGCGCCTGCTTCTCTATTACCTGCATCTTCACAGCAGCTTCAACCTGCAGAGTCTGTTGCTTAGCTTGCTCAGCTGCCATAGCAGATTGCTGTTGAATCTGTCCATTCATTTGCTGCATCTCTAAAGCTTTCTGCTGCTTCTCCTCCTCATTCTTCTTGATTTTATACCCAAGCAATAACTCAGCATACTTTAAGTTATCAAGATTCTCTACCATCATAGCATCAGCTAAAGTAATCTGTCCAGTTTGGATAGCTTGCTCAATTCTACGTGCTAACTTCTCTCTTTCAAACTCAGTTGGCTTTTGGCTAACGATAAGCCCGCACTCATAAGCTGAAACCTCTGGGTCAATCTTAAAGAATTGTACAGTTGAGCTACCTAACGCACGAACATATCCGTTAATAGAGCCATTGATGGCAGAATCTTGGATACGAAGTGTTAAATCGTAGCATAAGCGCTCGATTAAGTCACGCTCTGCACGCTTAATGTAGTCTAGTGAGTTATTAGTAGATTCGGATGCCAACTTAGCAACACCATTAAGTGTACGTGGGTCAGGAGTAGAGCCATCAGTAATCTCATTAAATCCAAGAATATCACGCAACAAGTCAATGTTCTGCTTGATGATATTGAAGTATTGAGTTGCCTCGTTACCAATACCATTATCTAGCTCCTCAATTGGCTTATAGTTACTAGCTGTACCATCATCTGATAGGCGACGATAAACCAAATTACCTGTCTGATTGTATAAGTCAATGATTTCCATTGGCTTAAGAGCTTTACCTCCTCTCCCAATAGGCACGTTTTCTAACGCTCCTAACTCAATCATAATACCACGAGGACGTGCGCGTAACATTACGTTTTGCAACTTGTACCAAGCGATTTGAATCTGGTCGGCAATCGTCTTCATCTGGTCGCCCATTGAATACGTAGACATCTGATAGATATCTGGAGCAGCGATATGGAAGCTTAGGCTAGTGTCTGTCAAAGAAGACTTCGCGCGCTTCATATTAGTAGCTAGCT